ACAAATAATAAAGATAGAAACGAATTAGATTTTAGTTGAAATAAAAATCTATCTATGGTATAATCTTATAATTATTATAAGGGAAGTAAAAGAATGATTAATAATAATGTTATAGACTTTAAAAACTTTAAAGCAGAGAGCGATGATAAAGAATATATTGTTAGTCTTTATGAAACTAAACAATATAAGTTTGTTGTTAGAGCTAACAGTATAGAAGACGCTGAAGATATTATAAGTAAAAGATATGAAGGAGGTGAACAGATGGAAGATAGTTTAGATACGTTTACTTTTGAAACAATAGCAACAGAAAATAATGTTTGACATTGAGAGAGCTATGCTGTATAATACAATATTAAAATTACAAACAAGATAATATAGCCCTCATGTATCACCTTCCTTTTTATCTTGTTTGTTCGCTGATTAAGCGAGTAAGTTTCTGGTCTTACAATTATAAAACCAGATTAATTTTTCACAGCAATAAGAGGTAAGCAACAATGATGTACGCAACAGGAAAAGCAATGTGGGCTAACGTGTCTGTACCTAACACACGTTTTGAGCCACATAAATACATGGTTACTATCTTGACTGACGAAGACACAGCTTCCGATTTAGAATCGGCAGGTCTTAAGCAGTCTACTGATAGAGCAGGCAATGCTAAGTACGATGAGCCTGCTTTCATGTTTAGTAAGACTGCAATAAGAAAGAAAGACGGAGTAGCTAACAAAGCACCGAAGCTAATTGACTCAGATGGAAACCCTTTAGATTGTTTGATTGGTAATGGTTCTAACATTACTGTAAAGGTTAGACCATACACTACACCGTATGGTACGTTTGGAGAGTTGGTTGCTGTTAAAGTCAATGAGCTTGTTGACTATGATGATGGCGGTGACTTAGATAACGAGGAGTTTTAATATGGTTGACGAACAGAAACCTTTTGTTACTATTGATGGTGTGCAGATTTCGGTAGAGGATTTACCAGAAGAAGCACAAGGTATCTTCGGTAGACTACAAAGATTGAATCAAAAGAAAGCAACTCTTGCTCTAGACATGGAAGAATTAGATGCAAGTATTAATTTCTTTTCAAGTAGGATAATTGCTGTTGTTAACTAAGACTCTGTCATGGAAGAACCAGAAGAAGAGGAGGAGGAGGAAGTAGTTACAAAATCAGTAAATTAAAACACATACAAGAGGCAACACGACAACAGTATAAGAGATAAGCGTGGTAACTTATCCGCCTCTTAATTTTAAAAGGAGCAACGCATGAGGGCAGAGTTTGATGATAAAGAATGGGATATGGTACACCAACCTTGTCCTTTGTGTAGCAGTAGTGATGCTGTTGGTATCAACAAAGACAGATCATTTAAATGTTTTAGCTGTGGTGAGTTCAGACCTAACTATGACGATGCGAGCAAAGGAAAAGACATGATAGCAAATAAAGTTAGTACGATTGTTCAACAACAACAACAGGTAAATGATATAGCAGGTACTTATTCTGCACTGACAGACAGGAAGATAAAGTTAGAGACTGCAAAAAAATATGGTGTGAAAGCACAGCACGATTTACAAGGCAGAGTAACTAAACATTTCTATCCGTACTACAACGGACATGAACTGTCAGCAACTAAGTGTAGAGTTGTAGACGGCAAAGGATTTTTCTTACAAGGTACATACAGTGACACTGGTTTGTTTGGACAACAGTTATTTAAGAGTGGCAAGTATGTTACTATAACAGAAGGAGAGTGTGATGCGATGGCAGCTTACGAACTACTAGGTAGTAAGTGGGCTGTTGTCTCTATCAAACGTGGTGCAGGCAACGCAGTCAGAGATATAAAAGAAAGCCTTGAGTTCTTTGACGAATTTGAAAATGTTATCATTGCATTTGATAATGACAAGGCAGGTAAAGAAGCAAGTATAAAAGTAGCAAGGCTTTTCAAACCTAGCAAAGCTCGTATCATGACACTACCTACAGGATGTAAAGATCCTAATGACATGTTACGACAGAACAAACACAAGCAGTTTACCGAAGCTTGGTGGTCTGCTAAGACGTACACTCCAGCAGGAGTTATTAACGTATCTGAACAGCGAGATAAGTTCCACAACAGAGAGAAGAAAGACTGTGTTCCTTATCCATATGAAGGTCTTAACAAGAAGCTCTATGGTATGCGACAGGGTGAGCTTATTACTCTTACAGGTGGTACTGGACTAGGTAAGTCTAGTGTCACGAGAGAGATAGAACATTGGCTTATCAATAAGACTAAGGACAACGTAGGTATCATTGCGCTTGAAGAAGATTGGCGCAGGACTATTGATGGTATCTTATCTATCGAAGCTAACGCTAGGTTATACATAGACCAAGTACGAGATAGTTATTCTAAAGAAGAATTAGATAAGCTCTTTGATATTTTATACGATGGACAGAACAAGAATCGCGTGTGGGTTCATGCCCACTTTGGAGCTACTGACCTAGACGAAATCTTTTCTAAGATAAGGTTTATGATTATAGGCTGTGGCTGTAAGTGGGTAGTAGTAGATCACTTACACATGCTTGTCAGTGCTTCAGCAGAAGGAGACGAGAGACGTACCATTGATAATATTATGACACGACTTCGTTGTATTGTAGAAGAGACAGGTGCAGGTGTCATACTGGTGTCACATCTTCGTAGGATTGATGGTAACAAAGGACACGAGAACGGTATCGAAGTAAACCTATCTCACCTTAGAGGCAGTCAAAGTATTGCACAGCTATCTGATTGTGTACTGGCTCTTGAACGTAACCAACAATCAGACGATCATCAAGAGTCACAGACAACTAAGGTTCGTGTACTTAAATCAAGATACACAGGTGATGTCGGCATGGCTTGTCATTTATTATATGATAACGAAACAGGTAGACTACAAGAAATATCTAACGAAGATATAGAAGTAGATAACAACGAAGGATTTTAATATGGATTTAGTATTTGATATAGAAACAGACGATCTTAAAGCAACAAAGATACATTGTATAGTGTGTCAAGATCCTAACTCAGGTGAGATATTTAAATTTAAACCTAACCAGATTGATAAAGGTGTTGAGTTTTTAACAACTGCTGACAGATTAATAGGACACAATATTGTAGGCTTTGATATACCTGTTGTTAAAAAACTAACAGGTGTTGATCTGTCACACATCGAAGCATTAGATACTTTAGTATTGTCACGACTTCTTAATCCTGTCCGAGCAGGTGGTCACAGTCTTGAAGCATGGGGTTATAAATTAAATTACCCTAAGATTTCTTTTGAAGAATATATACATTACTCACCAGAGATGTTGAAGTATTGTGTCAGAGATGTACAATTAAATACTCTAGTATTCAAGAGCTTACGCTTAGAATCTAAACAGTTTTCTAAGCAAAGTGTAGTGCTTGAACATGGTGTTGCAAGGATAATGAAAGAGCAAGAAGAGAACGGTTTTAAATTTGATAGTTACTCTGCTGAGATATTACTTGCCAACTTGAGAGAAAGAAAACAAAAGATAGAAGATGAAGTACATGATACCTTCAAACCTAAATGGGTAGATGATAAACTTGTCACACCTTATATAAAGAAAGATGGAACATTATCTAAGCGCGGTCTTACTGATGATGAATACAAACAAGTATATCAAGATACATTACATCCTAACTCTTCTGCTGAACCGTTCATGCGTAGGAAGTTAGTTGACTTTAATCTTGGTAGTCGTAAACAGATTGGAGAATACTTAATAGATTATGGATGGAAGCCTGAAAGATTTACACCTACTGGTCAGCCTATTGTAGATGAGAAAACTTTATCAGAAGTTACACACATACACGAAGCTGGTTTAATTGCAGAGTTTCTTTTGTTACAGAAACGTATAGCACAGGTTGATTCGTGGGTAAAAGCAGTAGAAGAAGATGGTAGAATACATGGCTTTGTTATACCTAATGGTGCTATCACAGGTCGCATGACACATCGTAGTCCAAACACCGCACAGATTCCGAGCTTACGTCAGCCTTATGGCAAGGAGTGTCGTGCTTGTTGGACAGTAGACGAAGGTAATGTGTTACTAGGTATTGATGCGTCAGGTTTAGAACTACGAATGTTATCTCACTATATGAAAGACGAGGACTTTACAAATGAAATACTCAACGGAGACATACACACCGCTAATCAAAAGCTTGCAGGACTTAAATCAAGAGATCAGGCGAAGACATTCATCTATGCGCTTATGTACGGAGCAGGAGATGAGAAGCTTGGAAGCGTGGTTGGTGGAAATAAATCAACTGGCAAAAAATCTAGACAACTGTTCTTTGATAATAAGCCATCATTTAAAACTCTTAGAGATAGGGTTACGAGAGCAGCAGCAAGAGGCTTTGTCAAAGGATTAGATGGTAGAAAATTATTTATTCGTAACGCACACTCAGCTTTAAATACTTTATTACAAGGTGCAGGTGCTATCGTTATGAAGCAAGCACTTGTTATATTTGACAAGCATTTACAAGAGGCAAACCTAAAGTATAAGTTTGTTGCTAACATCCATGATGAATGGCAGATGGAAGTACCTAAAGAAACAGCAGGATTAATAGGTGCGATGGGTGTTAGATCTATTATAGAAGCAGGACAAGTTTTTAAAATGAACTGTCCTTTAGATGGTGAATATCAATATGGAGGGAACTGGAGTGAAACACATTGAAAAAGAATGTATAGACTGTTCTACATTATTAGTATTAGAAGAAAACTGGACACAGGCTAGATTAGAACAAGGGAAATATTTATGTAAAACCTGTTGGCAGTTTAGA